ATGCTTAACGATACCCAAATCCGCAAGGCGAAACCAGCCGAAAAGCCTTATAAAATAACCGATTCAAACGGCTTGTATATCGTAATAAACCCGAACGGCTCAAAACTATGGCGGTATCGCTTTAGAATTGACGGCAAAGAGTCCGTTTTTGCTATTGGAGCATATCCTGATGTCTCGCTTGCCGAAGCGCGTGAAAAACGCAAGGAGGCGCGGCTACTTGTTCAGCAGGGGATTAACCCAGCCAAAGACCGAGCCGAAAAGAAACGGCAAAACGCGCGCCAAAACAGAAACACGTTTGAAGCCATCGCCGAAGAGTACCTGGCATCCAAGACAATCAGCGATGGAGGCATTAAAGCCATACATCGTATGCTTAAAAAATACGCCTATCCAATCATCGGAGACACACCGATAACCAAAGTAACGCCACGTCAGATTATGGAGTGTCTAGACGTTTGCAAAGACAAAGGCGTTATCGTGTCGGGTATATACACCCGTCAACACATGAGCGCAGTTTTTCTTTATGCGATCCGAACAATGCGGGCGACGAATGACCCTACGTTAGCGTTTGCCGGGTATCTCAAACGCCCCGAAATAACCCACGCCAAAGCCATGACCGCCGAACAAATCAGGGCATTTAAAACAAGCCTTGCAAACTATAATGGCTCGTTTGTCGTCAAAAAAGCCGCGCAGTTATTACTATACACAGCCGTCCGAACGATTGAGGCAAGGCGGGCTGAATGGGCTGATATTGACCTTTCCGCCGCGATTTGGCGGATCCCCGCCAACAAAATGAAAAAATCGAGAATGCACGTCGTGCCGCTGTCGTCGCAGGTCGTCGAGTTACTCAAAGAGTTACACACGATGACGGGTAACGGGCGGCTACTGTTTCCAAACAGTAAAAGACCCGACGATATGCTGTCGGCTACGACCATAAATAGAGCATTGGAGTATATGGGACTGACAATCTCTGGGCATGATTTCAGGGCAACCCTTGCAACCAACCTATCAGAGATGGGCTATGAGCATGAGTACATCAAGGCACAACTTGCCCACGCCAAAGACAATCAGACCGACGCGGCCTATTTTCACGCCAAATTTATCACGCAACGCCGCCAAATGCTGCAAGACTGGGCGGATTTTGTAGATTCGCTTTAATTTTATTTTATTAAAAATCAGTGTATTAGATACTTTTGGTAAATTTGTCAAAAAACCTCTTGCATTACCGCATTAAACGCGGTAATATACACACATGGACAGACAACAAGGTCTGCCACCCTACCAAATCAGGGAGCGATTTGGACTAACCAAGTAAAGGATTAAAAATGAAAAAAGAATTAGTTATCTACCGCAATTTACTGACAGCTTATAAAGCCATCAACGCCACATATAATGATGACTACTCGCCGAATCAATCAGTTTGGCGCATGACAAAACGAGTTATTTTAAACGCTCAAGAGACGTTGGGTGTAGCGATGGCAACGCAGTTGCAAGAGCGGGCAATGATTAAAGCAGGCATTAGACCAAGTGAGCCAGTGGATTACACTAACTTTGATTGGGACAACCCTGATAACTGGGCAGAATCTGAATAATATTTAATCGCCGCCTTCGGGCGGTCCCATACCGCCGGGGAGCGGCGGCAACTTATCATTTTGGAGTAAAAAATGAAAGCAACCCTAATTATCGAAAAGCGAGGAGAAGGTTATATCTACGACCTTTTTTCAGTTCGCGCCACCAAGCGCGGAGTGAGATGCGGACTGAAGCCATTAGAGGCGGCCACCGAAGCCAGCCGCATACTTGCCCAACTCAGACACGAGGGAGCATCAACAGTCGCCCCGCCCGAAGTGTTGGAGCTTATCCCAGCCCATCTGCGCGACTTTGAGGGCGAGAATGCCTAAATATGACTGGGGTAAAATAGACTGGCGGCTGTCTAATCATGAGATAGCCGCTATTTTACAATGCAGCTATGATACAGTAGCCAGCAAACGCTACCGGCTAAAAGTAGGCAAGGCAGCCAAGCCTAAAACCCGCAGTGATAAAGGCATCAGCCGCACCACCTATCTTCCGCCCAAAGAGCAGCAGCGACGGGCGGTAGAAGCCGCAAAAGCCAGCCCAAAGGCAGGGCGAGGAGAAACAAACTGCCATGCAAAACGCTGGAGGTTGATAGACCCATACGGCAAACAATACGAGTTTTCAAACTTGCACAACTTTATACGAAAAAACAACAACTTATTTTCCGAAAAAGATGTTTTTTGGAAGCGCACCGATGGCAGAGGCGGCGGGGAGTATTGCAATGCCAGTGCAGGATTGCAAAATGTTGTTGCAGGCAAATCGCCCGCGTGGAAAGGTTGGAAAATCGAGGAAATAACCAATGATTGACGCACCTGAATTAGGCTACACGCCTGCAAATCTCAAGGCATTGCGCCAAATGTACCGGTTGACGCAGCAGGATGTCGCCAATATAACAAAAGTATCCTTGGCGACCGCCCAGCGGTGGGAGGCAAGCCCAAAACAAAAAAGTTACGCAAGTATGCCACACCAACAATGGATTATATTGATGGGTTATGTGGTATGCAAATAAGGATAGACCGTCTGAGATTTCAGACGGTCTTTGCTTTATATTTGAGACTGTCAACTTTTAATTGACAGTTCGGACAATGCCTTATGCCGCGCTTTACAGTCATTGTATAAGCCAATGACTTGCAACGACCACGGCAACACATCCGCGCCTGTTCCGCCCTCAAGTTTCGGCAGTTTGGGGCATGGCTGCACCAAATCGGCGGGCGGTTTAATCGCCGTCGGCAATGGCGGCGTTGATGACTGACAGCCCATCAGAATCAAGACAGGTATTCCGAAAGACAGGCTTTTCAACAATCTTCTGCACTTGCACATAGCGCACCCTTTCTTTTTCTTCACGCACCGCTTTCCCTGCCTGATATACAGTAGACGTTTCGCGGTCTTCTTTAGCTTTCTCAATCGCGGCATCTTTCAGACGACCTGAAATTTCAGCGGCCATTTCATCGCGCCCGCGCCGATATTCCGCTTTGCGGTCGGCTTGCCAAGCACCGATGACGATTGCGATCACAACTAAAATCGCAATCAATTTCCAATTTTTGAGCAACGTTTCAACCATAATTCCAACATATCCTTATAGGTTTTAATCTCACGTTCGGCAAACTCAAAAGCCGCTAGGTCTGCGTTTTCGCTCGCCACACGGCTTTTGGTTTGCCATTCCGCGATTTTCTGTTTTGCAAAATCAACGGGATTCATGCCCAACCTCTAAACGTGCAGGCCGGGTAAATACACGGTTTTCCCGCCTTTTTTGGTTGCGGTCATGATTTGGTTACGCATAGGGCTGTTGCGGCGGAAACCAACATGAACCCATGCACCATCCCCGCGTTCCGGGAACTCAAGAATCAACTGGTCGAACGTGATTTTCCCTTCGTCACGCATTTTGATGATTTCTTTCGCAAACGCCAAAGAAGTTAAGCCGATGGCATCGCAGTCAGCAGCCAAGCCGAAACGGTGGGCAGATGTTGGCGAGCCGCCGACCGCCTTGTTCACACGCTCGCTACGAAAGCATGAAGTTACGACAATTCCGCGCCCAACATAAGCGCGAATTTTTTCAAGCTGCTCCGCCGTGTATTGGATATTGCCCATTTCAGCGGCAGACGGCACGTTTGGAATACCTAAGCGACGCGCAGTCTCGCTTCGCGTCAGCTCTTTTAAGCTAAAGTGTTCGGTGATTTGCATTTCTTGTCTCCAAATAAAAAGGTCGTCTGAAACTCAGACGACCTGTTGTTGAATTAATCTTTATCGACGAATTTACCCGCCGTTTTCTTGGCCCATTTAGTCATGATGCCAGGGGCTAGGCTTTTAACGGTATCCATCGCATGACCTGTCAAAATGCCGACAAACGCGCCGGCAACCGCACAAGTCCAAACTTGATTAACCATCAAAAACCGTTCTGCTACTGCCGCCGCTGCAACCGCCGAAATCAAGGCTTCAAACAGGCTTGATACTGGTGCGTCATGGTCTTTCATGCTCGACCACACGCTACCGACGATGCCGCCCCCTATGGCGAACAGATAGCCGAATTGAAAAAAATCTTGCATTATTCCCCCTTCTGTTTCCGTTTGAATTTATCCTCCGAAAACAAGAATTTAAGTGAGTTGTTGCCAGCGAGTAAGCAAAGGAACGCCAAAACGGGCGGAATAACCATGCCTGTGTGTGCAGGCGGATAGGCAGCCCAAAACGCATATGCGGTCAGATACCAGATAAAGGCTGATATCAACAGCATATAGCCCGACAGAACTTCCCCTTTGAATGTCTGCCAGTACATCGCCGCCAGTTGCAGCAAACCGACGCCGCCAAATACCAGTATCAGCGTCAGTTCAGAAATGTCTTTGAACTTGTAATAGATAGGCCAGTTGTAGATATCATTCGGCGAGAACGCGAAGACCAGCGCGTAACCAATCATCGAACACCCGCTGACAAACTCAACCGCCCGCGTCCCGGTGCCGAACAACCAACGCTGAAACCGCACAGGGAGAAACCGAAGTTCAAAGGCGTATTTCAGCCATTGAATAGACTTGCTCATTTAAAAACCTCCATAAAAAAAGGCCGCCTTTTCAGACGACCTGAACACTTACACCAATTTGAAATCACGATTCATCTGCCTCAGCAGTTTCGCTATGTCCTTTTTATGGACAAAGTCGCCGCCCGTTGTGTTGATGATAATCGTGCTGTTATCGCCGCCCGACTGACCCGCCATCTCACGGATTGTCTGCGCGTGTTCCGCAGGCAAGACCATCTCGTTTTCGTGCAGTTGCGTCAGCGGGTTGATACCTGCCGGAATATCCCAGCCGCCTGCTGCCGATGGAATCCGCGTTGTGGTCGTAGTTGTTGAGGAACCGCCACCGCCGCCCATCAATCCCATCACCGCAGCCATCATTGCCGCCATTGCTGCGACGGCAAGAATCGGGCCGACATACGGAATAGACGCTTGAGAAGCCGCCGCGCCTGATGCCGCTTGAACAGCGTTACTACCGACGACCGCCGTCGTTTCCGTCGCTTTGGTTGCCGCAGTCTTGGCCGCAGCTGCCGTTTCCAGCGTCTCTTTAGTCCCAAAAATCATCTTATAAATCGCTGATTCCTGAACCATGCGCTGTAACATACCTGCAATCGGCTTTCTAACCATTTCCTGAATAAAGGTTTGCCCCATACTCTTGAAAAAGTTATTCATCGCCGTTCGGAAATTCTGCGTCTTCGACAACATGGCAGAAAAAGCCTGACCCATCTGTTTCTGCGCTTCTTCCCAAACGTTTTTACCGCCGTCTTGCAGCATTTCCATGACGTTGGGCGCATCTTTGCGGCGTTGGTTTTCACGCTTGCCCTGATTCTTGGTTTGCTCGCGTTCATGACCTTGCCCAAGTTCCGCCATCTGTTGTTTCAGCTTGTCTATGGCTGATTGACTGTATGTCGGGTCTTGTTCGGCAAGTGCGATCCGTTCTTGCAATGCGTCATAGGCGATTTGGTAACGGCGGTTTTCAAACTCGATTTCCAAGTCTAGGCGTTCAAGTTGTGAAATGCGCCCCGCAGCTAAGGCTTGGTCTGCCGCGTCCTTTTCCATATCCAGCTTGTGTTTATCCAGCTTCTCCCATGCCGCCACCTGATTGATTTTGGCTTCAGTGGATTGCTTGGATAACTGGTCTTCAAGGGTCAGGATTTTTTCACGCAGTTTCAAACCTGTTTTGCTGCCCGCGTCAACCGTTGCCAGTTTTGCGCGCCAGTAAGCGGCTTCGCGCGCCAAATCCCATTCTTGATGATTCAGCGTATCGCGCTGCATTTCTCGGTGTGCAAGTTTTTGGGCTTTGATTTCCTCTTCCCAAGCCTGCATCGGGTCTTTGGCTGCGCCTGCATGACCACCACCACCGCCGCGACCTTTGCGCCCACCGCCTTTGCGACCACTACCGCCGCCACCTCCACCACCGCCGCCACCTGACGGGACGCGGGATTTCGGTATGCTCCCACCACCGCCACCGCCTCCGCTCATGGCTTTTTGCTCGTGAATCAGGGCGGCGCGGGCTTTGATGTTACTAATTGCGTTTCCGACGCGGTCTTTTGACATACTGTCAGCGATTCGACCACCAAGCCCGCCGTCGTCCATGCGCCCAATCTGAACATTATTCAGCTTATCAATGCCTGACACACCGACCATCGACGCGGCTTTGTTGGCATAGTCAATCATGCTGTTAATCATGCCGACCGCTCGGTTTACCATCCACTCAATCGCAGAGATAAACACGTTGCCGATAGCCTTGCCAAGATTGGCGAAAAACTGCGGCATATTGTTGGCGGCTTCTTTAATCAACATCCAGCCTGTTGCGAACGTGTTGATATAGGCGTTGACATATGCGCCGACAACCGTTGCAATCGCCGACATAACATGGCTAAACAATGCCGACCAGCCGCCGACATTTTCATTCAGCCAGTCCGTCACACCGCCGAACCAAGCCTTTATTTCCGCAATCGCCGCCCCGATGGTTTCCGTAATTGCCTGCCAAACCGCTTGAATCACATCAAGCAGATTCGACCAGCCGCCGCCGAAAATATCGATTTGGTCGCCGAATTGAGAAATCAAGCCGATAACCGCGCCGATGGCAACCGCAATCAATCCGAATGGGTTTGCAAGCATGGCGACATTTAAGCCGATGACCTGCGCCGTTGCAGCGGTAACAGCAACCGCAAAGCCCGCCATGATTGGGACGACCAAGTTAAGATTATCCGCAATTAGTTTGATGATGGACGCGATACCCGACATTGCGCCGCCATCGTTCAGCATTTTAGAAATCATGCTTTGCCAGTTGTTCGAGAACACCGTCAAAGCCTGACCCATAGTCATGGGCATTTTTGCCGCCTGCTCGCCAAATTTTTCCGACGCGCCCGATATGGCTTTAAACAGCACATCCGCCGTCAGTTCGCCCTCGCTGCCCAGCTTTTTGATTTCAGCGCGGGATTTACCCATATATTCCGCAATGGTATCAAGCAGAATCGGCGCGGCTTCGGCGATAGATTTAAATTCATCGCCTTGTAACACACCGCTACCCAAAGCCTGTGACAACTGCATAAGCGCGGCGGCTTGCTGTTCCGCCTGCACGCCGCCAATCGTCATGGCGTTATTGGTCGCTTCGGTAAACGTCAATATTTCCTGTTGCGTGTAACCGTAGTCTTTCAGGGCGCGGCTTGTGGATACATACAGGCTTGCCGTTGACTCCAGCGACGCACGGGTGCTGTTTGCCACGTCCAAAAGCTGACGTTGTACGGCTAAATACTCCGTTTCAGACGACGTGACTTGTCGGACTTGGCTGTTTATCGACTGCATGGCGTCGGCGGTATCAAGTAGGGATTTCGCAAATGACAGCGTTGCGAAGCCTGCTAAAACCGTTCCGATTTTACCCAGTCCGCCAGCCGCTTCAGCCGCCTTATCTCCAGTCTTGGAAAGTTCGGCGTTCAGTTCCCTGACTTTTTCCTTGCCGTCGCTGACGCCGCCGACAAAATCGGACATATCGACATCAAACGCACGTTCCATCGATTTCTGCATTTCGGAAAAGCTGCGTGTCAATTGTGACCGCACCTGCCCGATAGCGTTTTCAATCTGCTTGGACGCATTCGACGCCGCGTTTGCCGCCTGATTAAAACCCGCAGCCGTGCCGTTTTCGACGGTTATCTTGATTTTTGTTTCTAAATCGCTCATACGACCGCCCATAAAAAAAGCCCGTGAATCATCACGGGCGTTGTTTCAAATTTAGATTAGGCTTCAATCAGTTCGGAACCTGAAAAGATGCTTTGGTCGTTCCCCTGCTCAACGGCTTTCTGGTACATCCAAGCGCGGGAAACTTCCTCGTCCTCCGGCAAGCCGTTGACAGAAACGGTATGCGAACAAAGCGGGTTTCGTCCTACCTCATGCGCCTTTTGGGACACATAGCCGTTAAGGGTTGCGCTTGCGGCGTGTGATTTGTAGTCAATGCTGACATACTCAATCACATGGTAGCTTGCGGTCGCCCCTGTGCTTTCGTCTTCGATTTCATGCGAAATTGCGATAATTTGCTTTACCATAATAGAGCCTTTCTATAATTGTCGTCCTACTGCGACTAAAACATAAACTTCGGTCAAATCAACGGTCTGACCTTCCCATGCGCCGTCACGTCTCAAGATGATGTTCGATGAAGCCGCGACGTTATCTTTGGTTTTTTCGTAGTACCCCTCGCTCCGGCTGCCGTGATAACCATGTTGCAAGATGGTTTCCGTGCCGTTGTTGTCCGACCAGAACAAACCAACTATTCGGTTATCAGCACTGCCGATAGAGTAGTGGAACTTGACGCCGTAGATATTGTCTGGAAGCGGGATTTGGGTTTCTGTCTGCAGAACGGAACTTGCCCGTCCGCGTGAAAGATTGCCAATCTTCCGCCACTCAACACCACCCATCAACGCTTTATATTCATGGTCGCTTTGTGCAAGATACGAAGTCATCAACACAGGAACATCCATATCAAAAGTCTCATTCCTGCCCAAAGTAACCCGAATCGTATTAACCGCGTCACGGCGAAGTAGCATCCAGTTGAACGAATGTATTTGCTTCTCGTCTGTGACGAAGTAGTTTTTTGATGCATCGGTGTTTAGTACGGCGCTCGTGATTTCCGATGCTTTCAGCGTGGTTTTGGGCATTACGGTTCCGTTTAATTCGAGTCGTGCCACTGGTTCTGCATAACCTGCTTTACTACCATTCAGCCCTCCGCCAAAGCCAAATCTAACCGAATTAGATGTGTAGATTTTGAAATCGGGGCGCATCAACGTTGGCACTTCGTCCGCCTGAATTTTAATTTCCCAAGTGTCGGCATTAATCTTATTCATGCGGTGTAGGCGCAAAACATCGCCCTCAATGTGCGACGCTTTGACCGTGCCGTTGAAATACCCTGTTTCCGCTTCAATCCTGCCACGAATGACAGCATTTCTAGCTTCAAGCAGTCCGCCAGATGTTACGGTAAAGTTACCACCGCCGATATCTAAGCTGCCGCCGTTGATACTGCCCAAATTCGACGAAATCGCCGACAGTTCGTTGACGTTCATCTTATTGGCTGTAACAGCGTTTGCCGCCAGCTTATCAGCCGTTACACTTCCAGCCGCCATTTCACGCGCGGTAACGCTTCCAGCGGTCAGGCGGTTTGCGTTAAGCGTGTTTGCCGTGATTTTATCGCCGTGAATATCCCCGGCGTTCAACCTATCGATAATCGCCTTGCCGTTTACCACCAGTTCGCCATTCACGCCGACGCGGTTTTGCCGTGTATCTACCGTAAACGGGAATACGTCAGCCTTGCCCGGTGCGCCGATGCCGAAGCGGTCGGCGTTGACGATGAATTTGCTTTCAGGCGTTCCGTTTTTCGGCGTGGTAGCCAAGCCGTAGCCCGCTACCTTACCGTTGACGTCAACCTTGACCGTGTACTGTGCTTCCAAACCGTTGATGCTTTTCGCGTGGGCTTGTACCGTCGCTTTATTGCCGTTAGCGGTTGATTGGGCTGTCGTGATACGCTCACCAAGCGATTTGATGTCGCCCGTTGCTTTGGTTAAGGTCGTCTGAACTACCTGAACCGTACTGCGGATTTCCTGTAAACCGTCGTTGTCTTCAGGCGCAGGTGTCCAATCAGTTGCCACCGTTCCGCGTTCCAGTTTCACATTGGAAACCTTGATGGATTCCGATGTCTGATACCGTGCCTGAACGATGATGTTACGCAGTGCCTTAACCTCTTTGGCGACCGTGTGCTTGGCAACAAGCCGCTGCTTCAGTGTTTTGGTCGTGCCGTTTATCGCCTCTTCGTACCAACAGCTAAAATAGCCGACAGAGTTGTCCGTATAGGTAACAGACAATTCAGCACCGATACGCGGGTAGGGCTTGCCATATGGCGATGTAGCGTTTGTCAGTTCGATGTCACACGAGACAATCAGGCTATCGCCTTGCTTCAGTTCCAAAGCAGACGAAACGTCGATAGTAACGTTTTTGGTCTGATTGTTCCCGCTGACTCTCAACACTTTTGCTTCGTTACCGGTGGAAAGAGCGTAGTTTCTTCCCCCTACTTCAAACGCGTCGAGCCTAGAAGAAAGGGTCTGTACTTCTCTTTTACTGTCCTCCTTCGCATTTTTGATGCGTTCATTAACGCTGCCTGTGCCATTGCCGTCAATCAGGTTGATTTTTTCGCGCAAAGCCTGATTCAGATTGCTTTCTGACAGGTCTGTCGTTGACACGTCGTAAACGGTAAAAGCCACGCTGTTGCTGACTTTTAGACCGTCTTTGCCGAAACTGTCATAGCCTGCTGCGCGTAGATGATAGGTCTTTCCTTTCTCCAGCGGATTGCCGTTGCATTTGGCGATGGTTACAAATGTTTCCGCGCCGTCATAGACTTTGTTGGCTTCTATGGTCGGTACGGCTGCATTTTCAGATACCCAAACGATAATGCCTGCGAAATCCTCTTCAGCAGGTTTTTGACAGGTAAAAAACGCCTGCTTCAAACCGCTATCGACGGAAATGCCTTGTAATGCTTGCAGTTGCGGATTTTGCGCCGCGATTTGCGCCCAGTTGCCCGTCTTGCCGGTAACGGCTCGACCGCGAACTTTAAAAACAACATCACGCACCTGCCCGCCGTCGGCTCTCATATCCGCCTGTGTGTAGGTGTAGCTGTTGTCAACAATACCGCTGATAGACCGTAAACGGCGTTGACTGTTGCCTGCGTAGATTTCCACGTCGTAGGTGTCTGCACCGTCCAACTTATCCCAAGCGATGACGGCTTCCTTGCCGTATGCCCACGAAGACGACAGCCGCAGATTTTGAATTTGACCCAGCGGCGCGCCCTTGATAGTGTAGGAATACGCAGGAACGGACGCCAAATCCTGAATGCCGCCGCTGAAAACGTTGTACGAAACCAGCTTGACCCAAACAGTCCGACCAATCCAGTTACGCGGGACGGCATATTTAAACAACGCTTCGTCGATACGCGCGAACTTACTGCCCGCCGCGTGGGTATCGATAGCCGAACCATATGCGCCGCGCGTCAGGTTGCCCAACGTGTAACGACCGACGCCTTTTAGTTCGGCGTTTGCGTATGCCAAAAACTCGCCGTCAACGTAGCACAACGTCAGCAAATCGCGGCTGTCCTGCTCCGTGCCGCCTGTTATTTGACCCGCTGAAATTTCCACGCTCAGGGTGTTGGTGCGGTCGAAAAACGCACCGCTTGGCAAAGCAGCCGTCAGCGAACCGAAACGCGCTTTGTGATTGACCGCACCGACGCGGGTGTAGCTGTCGCCGTCTGTCGATACCCACACTTCCGCGCCGCCCCACATATCGCCGCCGGCGGTTGCCATCCAAATTTGCGGTTCGCCGCCTGTCAGTTGCAACGGGGCTTCGAAGATAACGGGCACATGGGCATTGCCCGGCGAAACGTTGTAGTCTGCCGAATAGCCCAAAGACGGCTGCGTCGGGTATTCTGATACGGTGTGAACGCCAAGCGGGTAATCTTCCGCCTTGACGGACAATACACCCTCTTCGTCCTCCTCAATCTCTGTGATTCGGACGGGGGTTTTATCCAAGCCAAGCCCCGCGTCAGTCAGGGTTACGATGTCCATCGGTTCAAGCAGGCAGTATTTCCAACCCAGCTTAAACTCATATTCGTTGCGGACGTACAGGGCGCGTTGCAGCAGTTGTTGGGCTACCTTTTGCGCTACTTTGCCGTCGCAAATACCGTGCATCTTTACTGCGTCTTTCGGGCGCAATCCGTACTGCTCGATGTTCGCCTGGTCTTTCACTTCCGCGATGGCGACGTTGTAGTCGTTGTCACGGTCGAGATACTCGACTTGGATTTGATTAAACGCGTCGGCATTGGTTTTACGCTCAACGTTTACAGGGTCTTCCGCACCCGAAACGATAAAGTCGTCATCGGTCAGGTCGTAGATGGCTTTGTTGTCAGCAACATAGACTGCGCCGTTGCCCGAATAATTGCCGTCGCCGTAAGGGACGATTTTCAGACGACCTTGCGAAAACACCGCCGCGCTATTGGTCTGCTCCAGAAGTTCGGAAATGTTCCGTTGCGCCTCGCCCTGTTCCGTGTAGGCAGGGCTTAGGAAGATGCCGACCGCGCGGCAATAATTGCTGTATCGGTCGGTGTCGCCAATGCTGTCAACGGGGAATCCGCAGCCGTAGCGTTGGTTCGTCAACAGGTCTCGGATGATTTCACGCGGGTTTGCGTCGGGGATGTTGCCGGAGTAGCCCAGTTTCCCGATGACCTCGAAATTATGCTGGTAGATTTGCGCAGATTTCGTCAGTTCGTAATTTGGGCTGCACAGGTAGGCGGTGCCGGAATAGTTCAAGGCTTGGTTTTGGTGCTTCGCCTGCGCCAAATGCGTCCACAACGGCTGTTCGTCGCCGCCGCGCATAAGCGTCAGGCGCAGTTGTGCCAGCGAGTCGAATTTTTCCTTATCACGCCAAATACGACCGACGCCCTGAATTTCGCCTTCGCACAATGCAAGCATGACGGCGGCTTCGTAGGTGTAAGCAATATCGACTTGCTTTACACCGCCGCCGCCTTTGCCGCCTTGCTGTGTCGTGGTTTTGTTTTCTATGGTGACAAAGTCGCCGTACCAAATCAGATTCCCGGCTACACGGGTTCTGCCGTAGATGACAGGAAGGGTCAGTCCTTGTGATGACTGTTGTACCTGTAACGATAAAATCCGTTCTTCTGCCGATGTAATGGTTGATGATTTACCGCCCATAGAAAACCTCTAAATATCAATCTACTAAATGCGCCTCGTACCACAAGCCAAGCAAAGAGCCTGCGTAGTTGGTTGCAATATCAAAACCTGTTTCCGTCGCGTTTGCCTGATAGGTCAGCCGTGCTTGTACGGTTACCAAGTCCAAAGTCACTTTGACAAACGGCTTTTTGCTGAACGGTTTTTTAAACTTGACCGTCATAAATTCATTGTTTGCGGGATTGGTCAGGAAGTCCGCCCGCGCGATATACGCCGCCTGATACTCTTTGCGGGTATTAGCAATTTCATCGATACGCGCCACGGCGGCCGCAAGTTGTTTTCGCAAGTCGCTGTCGTCGTATGTCGCGCCACCGCCCTTAGGCAGGTCGGAAAGTTGCTTCTTGACGGCTTCCAGTTCTTTTTTGATTTCGGCATCGTCATACGGTGCGCTGCTCGGCAAGGCTGCCACTACCTGCCTGATTCGTGCTAATTCCTGTTTGATTGCCGTGTCGTCATAACTGCCGCCGCTACTACCACCACTGCGACCACTGCCCAGCCCGTAGGCTGATACTTCAATGTTCATTCAGTACCTCCAACGTAAAAAATTTTACTTCGCGCCCGTCAAGTTCGGGTTGATTGATGTCGTCCAAAACCACGCCGCGCCCGATGTAACTGTGAATAATTTTGCCGTCGCCCACCAAGATGGCGGAATGACTGAACGTTCGCCCGAACTTCCACATAGCGATGTCGCCGGGCTTCGGATCGTCCGTCTCTTTGCAAAACTTGGCAATAACCTCCAAATACCGCTCCGTATCGCGGTGCAGGTGCCAGTCGCGGGAATATTTAGGCGGCGTGAAGTCATCGGGGACGATACCGACCGCGCCGTAAACTCCGACAAGCAGCATGGCGCAATCCACGCCCGCGCCCTTGACCATTGCGAAATGATGGTAGGGTGTGCCAAGCCACGACCGCGCTTCTTCGATAATCTGTTCTCTTAAATCCATTTCAGACGACCTCTAAACCACCGTGTCGGCAGACGGGATATAAGGGAATCCGCGAAAATGCACGACGTTGTCAAATTTGTTTTTACAGGTGTCCTGACGCTTGTTGCAGCCGGGATAAACCTTAAACACATCGCCTGCTTGCGGCGGGTAGGGCAGGCGCAAGGCAAATTCAAACGTATTGCCGTTATGCGCCTTGACCGTCCTGCTCAAGCCTGCGTTTCGCCCGCTCGTGAACTTAATCACGCCCTGCGAGAACCACCCGTCAGGCTGCGTAAGATTGTGTTTCAGCGCATTGCCTGTTTGGCTGTTTTCGGTTACGCGACCATCCACCGTAAATTTCTCACGGTTGACCTTGCAGCCCTCGTCATAGAGCGTTCTCATGCAGCCCGCCTGATAGATGTTGCGCGGGCTTGATACGTTCAAAAGCTCGATGTCGGATTTGACGTCAACCTTTACAGACGACCTGCTGCCCGATACATCCGACACGCGTCCCGAAAAGATATTCACAGCACCGACGGGGCGAAGTTCGGCAAGGGAGCCGTTAACATCGGCTGCCGACCGCAAATCAACGCCTGAAATCCTGATAGAATCAGACGTTTGGTATCGTGCCTGTATAATCAGACTGCGTATTTCCTTGACCGTCTTTCCTGCGGGGATTTCATGTTTAGCCGAAATGCGATCAGACAGTGTTTTTGTACTACCGCTGACCGCATCTTCGTACCAGCAGCTAAAATAGCCGATGGAATTGTCGGTATAGGTAACAGACAACTCGGCACCGATACGCGGGTAGGGTTTGCCATAGATTGACGTTGCATTTTCAAGCGCAATGTCGCATGACAAAACAAACTCATTCGGCAAATCGCCGCGAACTTGCAGCGTTTTAGTCTCGGTTCGGTTCACCCCTGAAACCTCTAAGACGGCGTTTGCGTCCTCGACCATGTTGCCGATGGATGACGCGCCGACGCCAAAGAACACACGGTCTATCTTGACCCGTGCGCCGTCTAACACGCCACCCAAAGCAGCTTCCGCCCATTGCAAACCCTCAAGTCTGTAATCGGGGTCGGAGGCGATTTGCAGGGTGTTGGAATCCACGTCCAAGCCAACAGCGATACGGGTTGCGCCGCGCTTGATAATCAGCTTGTGCGCCTCGTAGGTCTGCCCATCCCAAACGACGGGCATATCCGCGCTGGTATGGCGCAGCACCTGCCCGCCCGAAAGCGTGATGGTGTATAAGTCCGCCATCTGAAATTCATCGCTGCCGTGCAGCAAGTCAAGCAGTTCTTTTGTTGCTGTCTTCATAACTTAACGCTCGTAAACTCAATCTTTTTAGCTGCCCACAAGCTGCCCAAAACGTTTTCAAAATCCACCGTATCAGACGTAAACCTCACGCGGAAATAAAAACCGCCCGTCCATGTAATCGGGCGACCCGGCGTTTGCGGTGTGTTGAAAACCAAGACACCCTTGTCGGTAACGGAATAATCGCGCCCATACGTCAAAGCCACGCCGCCCACTTTGACAGCGGGTCGTTCTTTGACTGCCAATACAGGCTCAATAAAACCACCCATCGAACGGACAAGCTGATAGCGCGTAACGCCCTGCACCGTGTTTCCGATGGGCTGGTCGGTTACCGCGTTGTCGGTCGGGTCTTCGTAAAGGAAACTTTCGAAGCTGCCTTTGCGGGCATTGAAGAATCCCGCCAGTTGCTCCAGTTCGTTTACGGACGCTTTTGTCCGCAGCACCTCGAAAGACAGCGAAAACCGCCATTGCGGGTAGGTGTAGTAAGCGGTTCGCAATTCACGACCGCTTGCCGATTTCTGCGTCCCGGTACTCCACACCGCTGTTTTCTTCCGCCCCCACTTCAAGCCGGGGAACGTGGGAAAAATCGCATTGCCCATTTAGATTATTCCTTTCGCTTTCAGCAAGGCATTAAATTCGTCTTCAGACAGTTCGTTACCGCCAAGCATATTGATGGCTTCGGCTTCGTCCGCTTCGGTTTGCGCGCTGCCCGACGACGGCTTGATGCCCATGTACGACGCTACCAAGATATGCACGGGCGGATGTTCGCGCCAATACTCGTTCAGATGTTTGATACGCGGCAAATCCAAGTTGTCGGCGACGTAGTCCCACGTCCACCCCGTAGAGGCGCAGACGTGGGCGATCATCGCGCCGAAACTCAGTCCGCCGTCTGAACTTCCCCCGCTTGTGCGGCTTCCTGCTCTTTGCGTTTCAAGCCTGAAACGTCCATCACGGCGGCAAACACTTCATTCATGTTGCCGATGTCGATTAAGTCGGCGACTTCTTCGCGCGTCATGTCGGGATAGTTGCGACGCATGGCGGCATGGGCGCAGTCAATAACGGTAGAGATTTGTTTTGCGTCTTGGACGTTGCCGTCAAATGTGCCGATACGTTCTTGCAACTGCTCCAGTGCGCCAAGTGCGATAGGTGGGATAACGTAATTTGTGCCGTTCAGTTCAACGGTTACGCCTTTAATTCGTACTGTCATTTTTGTTTCCTTGGTTCAGGTCAAATAAAAAGACCGCCCTTTCGGACGGTCTGTCGGATTACTCTTGGATCCACAACGTACCGACTTTAAAGCCCGCTTCATCGGTTTGCGCCGTGAAGTCGATTTCAGGGACGGAAAAGTCGTCGTTTTTGGTTGAGAACAAGCCCAGTTTACCGCTGGTTACGCTTTCCAGTTCCAGCAGGGCTTTTTTACCCTTGAACTGCGTCAGGTATTTCAGCTTAAAGGTCGGCGTGTTGCCCATCGCCAAGTTAGTCAGTTCAAGTTTCTTGGCTGATGGCATGGTTTGGGTGTAGGTAAAGCTCGGATAGACGGTTTTACCCTTATCCGCTTCGGCAAAGGTGTATAAACCTGTCGCAGATACCATGTATTGACCGGCTGTCGGATTGCTGGCTACTTTGATGTATGCCGTGCCGTCACTACCCATCACGCCTGCGTCCTCAACGAAGCGTCCGCCGTTCGGCGCGGCTACCTGAACGGTATATGCGCCGCTCGTAGGGATAGCCTTACCCGCAACATCCGCCCAAAGGGCTTTCATGGTTCCGGTCGCATATTCTGCGCCAAAGAACAGGGTATTCAGGGCGAGACCGTTAATCAGCGCACCTTTGAATTTGCCCGACACTTTGACCTTACCTTGTGCGACAGCCAGCGCAAAGCGGTTCTGACCGTAGAACTCTTTCAATTCCGCCGACAAATCAACGGACATTTCCTGCAAGCCCATGATTCGCACGGGCGTTGCGTTCTGTACACGGTTGCCGTAAGCATCCGTAATCATTTCGGCGAAAACCTCGCCGCTACCAAACGTCAACTGCATGACATTTCCTTTCCAAAATAAAACCGCATTACGCGGCGCAAATCATAATTGGGATAATACAGACCGCCTGTTCGCCAAGCGTTCCCTCGTCTGTTTCCACCGTACCCTCGACGCGGCAATACTCAATATCTGCACCATCAACCACCAAAGCTGTCTTGCCTGTGATAGGGTGGACGGCGTTCACGGCATTGCACACCGCGTCAATCAGCGGATTCATGATGGGCGCGGGCGGTTCGCCTGACGTTTGGACGTACAGGTAAACATCAACGCGCAAAATCCACTTGGTTTCCTGCCCTGTCAACGTTACTGCCTGCATATCGCCCTGCGCCATGAATAACGCGGGCTGGTCGTAGCGTTTAACATCGTTCCAGTGCAGCAGTTTGCGGCTTTTGGTTACAAAGCCATCCAATGCGTCCAGCTTTGCCCACAGCGCGGAATAAATCGCTTCACGGTTCATCGCAATGCCCCCTCAATGGATTTTTGCAAATCCGTTTCAATCATCGGCTTCATGTCGCGCAAAGCCGACCGCAGGAACGACCGTTCAGGCAGGCGGACATTACGGGAATGCGCGCGCACCTGAACGTATCGCGGAGATTTCAGCGGACGTCCGAACGCTTGGCGAACCTGACGCAAAGAGGCTTTCACATTGACCGTCCCCGCAAAGCCATATTCATGCGCCTTGCCGTAGCGGACGTTCGTGTTTACCTCGCCGATTACCGCACCGCCCGAACTGGTTACCTGTTGATGTATCGACCGACGCAGATTGCCCGTCCGTACATTCAACACCTGCCCTGACAGACGGTTTTGCATAACCTCCCGCTGTAAACGCAACGCCGACCGACCGACAGACTGCACAATAGCCGTCTGAACTTTGTCGCCGTAGGAACGCAACACCGCCGCCAAAACATCGCCGCCGATAAATTCCATCTTCAGCATTACACGCCTTTCCGCTTGTACTCATTGAGTATCGCAAACGCTGACGGAGGGATACCGCCCGATTCACTGAACGTAGAAAAAGCGATGGTTTCGCCTGCAAGCGTTTTGCTCTGTACGCCCTTGTTCTCGATTTCGTTCATCCGCTGCGTTGCGACAATCAAGATGGCTTCCTGAATATCGGCGGGTATGGTTTCATAACCCGCGCGGTACGACACCTCGACGTTTCGGATTCCCTGTGCGAAACAGGCATGGCGTATAAGCAGCCAGTTGTCAAAATCCCAGTCGTTCGCCGTGCGCCCGTTGATTTTCACGGACGATACGGACAGGACGGGATATTGATTCAGGACGATGCGGTTTTTGCCGTTGCCGTTGTAACGCTCGACGTAGTCCGCTGCTTTCAGTTTGCGCCCGATGTAGGCTTCGACAGCCGCCGATACCCCGTCAAGCAGGGTTTGAAAATACGCGTCCTGCTTGTCGTGGGTAACGCCCAGCCGCTGTTTGAACAACTCAAGAGAGACAAGGGAGGTCATCGTTATTCAGCCTTTTCAGGTTCGGCGGCTTGCTCAGCTTCAGCCTGTTCGGCTTCGTCAGGCTCTACCGCTTCAACAGGTTCAGCTTGTTCGGCTGGCTGCTCTGCCGGCTGCTCGGTTTTCGCTTTGCGTCCGCGCTTGGCTTTTTCAGGCTCTTCAGTTTCAGCAGCAACGTTGCCAAAGCCGAACTGATACAAGAATTGCGCTGCCTCTGACGGCACTTCCACGATGCGGTCTTCGCCCACTGTGTAGCTTTGGCTGCCAAAGGAAACATCGGTAAAGCCTTCGGGGGCTTGTAATTTAACCATTTCTGTCATTTCGATTCTCCAAAAGAAAAGGCCGCCTGAATTTCAGACGGCCTTGTTAGGGTTAGGCGGCGTTGGTAATCATGCCGAACGCAGGCATGAACATACCTTGCAACACTTCGTCAGCATAGACACCGTACTCATACATACGGGTACGCAGCGGCCATTCGATTTGGTAATACTCTTGGCGCGTGCGCACTTGCAGCAGATTACCGACGCCTTGAACGTAGGCAGGCAAACGGCTCGAGTAGAACAGGTAAGTACCAGCCGGCAAGTTCGGGTGTACCACGATGTTCAATTCGTCGCCTGTGATTTTGTTCAAGTACGAACCGACCACCACGCCTGCGCGGATGTTTGCGGCGTTGTCGATGTCCACTTTCAGCTTAATCAGCGGCGCGCCACCGTTACCGATAATCAGCTTAGTCAGCGCAGCCAAGTCGCGGGCGTTGACGTAGATGGTATCGGGAGACAAGCGGTATTTCGAGAAGAAATGCGCGAACGCTTCTTCAAATTCATACACACCGCCCGCGCCGTCGGAGGTCAAGCCGTTGCCTTTGTTGTCCGACCAGAACGCGCCTGAATCAGGCAGGGCGATTTGGGTCAACAAGCCGTCAAATTCCAAAACGGAAGTGGAATTGTCTTCAGACGGCAGGGAAGCAGCGGTCTGAGTACCCTCGGCGTCTGCCAAGATGTCCACTTTGGCGGCAGTGGTAATTGCGCCCAGTTTTTCAGAACCAGCTGCGCCCCAGTACCAAGCGTAGGCAACCGCACCGCGAACGGCTGGAATCATGGCGGTTACTTTTTTGCCTGTGCCGACACCGGAAACGGAAGCAGCCGCAGATTTTTGGGCAGAGCCGCCGCCGAATGTATCGGTAGAGCCGTCAGCGTTTTGGCGTGTGATTTTGGCGGGGACTTGGGCAGTCTTGATGTTCAGACCTTGACCGATTGCGCCGTTGTTCGCGCCTGCGACGTCCCAATATGCCTGCAAGCCCAAAGCCACGCAGACGATGGATAGGGTAGAGGCACTGATTTTGCCCAAAGTGTCGTTAGAGGCGACAGCAGTCGGGGTAGGGGTAACGCCTGATTTCAGGCTGGTGTTACCGCCCAGCAAAATCATTTCTTCGGCAACCATAGTCGCTTGCAAGGTTTGGGCAACCGCCAACGCTTTCACATCCTCAAAGCCACGCGCGGCGTAGTCTGCCTCAAAAGACACTTGGTTTTCCAAGCCAATGGCGCGGAATTGGGCGTTTCGTTCAACGATTTCATGGTTGATGACACCGCCGCGTTTACCTTCGCTGATACCGGCACGTTGATTGCCGACGTTGATGTTGGTAATGGCTTTCCAGTTCGAGCCGATGGTGCGGCCGCCGCCCACGCGGGGGATACGGTTACGCAACGGGGTCAATACCGGATAGAGTTTTTGAGACGGCGCGGAAAGGTCGTAGGTTTGCAGACCTGTGGTAAAACTGGTCGGCTGAGTAAAACCTTTATTCAACGGTTCGCCGTTCGCTTGTGCTGACTTCATCAGCTCAATCGTTTCTTGTGTGAGTTGGTTCACGTTCATTTATAGCTCCTGAAAATAAAAAAACCGCCTGTAAGCGGTGTTACAGACGGCCTGCTTGTGCTGCCTTGACGAGTGTTGCCACGTCGTCAAGTGAACCGTCATTCTTTACAATCGGTTGAAAACCTTTCAAAGGGTCTTCGCCGTTATCTTCTGCCTTGCTGATGGCTTTAGTGCTGCCTTTCGGCGGTGCCGCCTGTTTCTTCAGGCTTTCGATTTCCGCCTGCGCTTTGGCAAGGGCGTCATTCGATTTCTTCAGCGCGTCTTGCGCTTTTGCCAGTTCGTCTGCCGATTCGGCTTTGGCAAGGTCGTCTGACTTATCGGCTTTAGCTGCCAATCCATCGACCAGCTTGTCGGCTTCGCTTACCGTCAAGGCTTTCAGCGATTCGGCAAGGCTGCCTGCTGATTCTTTGATTTGCGCGATAACGGCTTTATCGATATTGCCGTAAACAGCGTCCTCAACCAGCCATTTCAGCGACATCAACACATCGGCTAACGATTTGACTTGCCACATTGATTTAGCGACAGGCTCGTCTTTCTGCTTCTCGGCCTTTGCCAAGACTGCTTTCAAGATAGCGATTTCAGATTCGGACAAATTCACGCTTGCCGATTTTTCGGCTTCGTCCTTTTTGCTGTCGTCCTTATCGTCTTTATCTTCGGCTTTAGGCTCTTTATCGCCGTCTTTAGGATTTTCATCTTCCTCTTCGGTTGATTTGTCAGACGGCTCGTCGTCCTTATCCGCTTCCTCTTCCTCGTCTTTGGGTTTGTCTGCTTTAAAGCAGGTAAACACCGCGTCGGGATTGGCAGGACGGTCAACAAGGCTGATTTCTGTCAGCTTCAAGCCCGTAATTTGCGACTTGTTCAGTTCATTGCGCGAAGTAACGCTGCCGCCGATTGAAAAGCCTTTGTAAACGCCTGTTTTGACTTTCGTCACGGCAACAGGGTCAACGATATGCGCGCCAAAGAACGTGCGCCCGTCGTCTTCGACGTTGATTTCAATAGCCGTTCCCGCTGCGTTTGAGCCGTGCATTTCACGCACCGCGCCAAACTTCATATAGTCAGGAATAGCCGCTTTCATTGCTTCCGCCGCGATGACTTCGCCATCCGAATCGACCGCCTCACTTGAGGCATAACCCCAAACTTTGACGGTGCCATCGTCCTGCGCTTCCATCTTGGCGATTTCTGCATATAACTTTGCCATTCTGTACTCCAAAAAAGAGCCGCCCCCATAAAGAGAGCGGCAAACCCATCACTACCACCAGTAAAAACTAAACTTTTGTCATATCCTCTGCCAAAACAGGGACGATCGTACATCTGCAATTAGGGTGCGCTGGCGGTGCCATGCCTCCATGTGCGAAATGCTCATGCAGACCAATCACGCCCATCTTGCCGTTGGTATTGCAGATTTCTGATACCTTGTCGTCTTCAGCGGTTATCCACCGCTTTCCGGCAACAAGCCCTGTTTCTGCCCAGCCTATCAGGTTGCCCATGCCGTCCGCCATCGCCGTCTCCGTTCTGGCAATAGTTCGGGCGCGGGTATTGCTAAAGGCGTGAGATTCTTTCAGACGACCCGCCAACTCTTGCACGCTGTCGCCGTTTCGCATGGCTTCAACCACTTGGGCGCGTATCATATCGCGCGTTCCCTCTGTGATTTGCCACTCGGCGGCAGGGTTTTGGATAAGCTCGCCGCCTACCCACTTCATACCGACCATTTCGGCGGCGCGGTCATGCGCCCATTTGACGGCACGGCTGCGGATGTTCGTAACCATTCCGACAGCAGGGTCAGGCATTACCTGCAACAATGCGGCAACCGCCCCATCTTCCGCCGCGCGTCTGATTATAGGCTCGACCACATCAGACAAGCCGTCCCACTCGCCAAAATCCAAACCGTCGGTAACGATTTTCGCTACTCGGCTCAGCTCGGCGGTCAGGTCTTCAGCCTGCCAGTCAACAACAGCACCATCAATCAGCACGGCGATTTGTTCCGCCAAGCCGTCCACGCGCGTCAGCAAATAAGCCTCAATAAGCGCGGCGGCTTCGGCTTCGCTCATTGGGCTTTCCGACTTTCCCAGTTTTTCAGCCTCTTGGTTCGGCTGCTCTTCAGGTTGTTGGTCGTCTTGCTTATTCGGGTCAGGCTGTTCTTGTTCCGGTAACGGCTCCTTACCCAGTTCGGCGCGGATTTCGTCAGCGGTCAGAATACCTGCGTTTTTGTAGATGGCGTAGATTTCAGCCTGTTCTTTCGGGTTGAGTGATTCCTCTTCCTTCCAAACAAACTCATAAGCCGCCATATCCATGTAGCGGGCAAGCACGTCATCAATCAGGGCTTTTACCCAGTTCTTCAGGCTACTCATACCATCGGACAACGATTGTTCGCGGCTCGTTTCCGCTACACTTCGGTTTACCTGCGCCACGAATGGGGTAGGTTCGATGCTAAACGCAAAGCAGACGACACGCGCCAGCCATTCGTCGTAAACGTCCTTTAACGGCGGCTGCTTCGTCTCGTGGAAATTTCGGGACAGTTCGCCCGGTACAAAACGCATTTTTCGCCGTTCCGCCGTCTCGCCTGACAACAACAAGTCCCAGTATTCTTGGAAACGCCGAATTTCGTCAGCCGACCACGCTTCAGGCACACCGACAAGCGCATCTGGGACGCTACCCGCCGTGTAGTATTCCAGCGCGTGAATCTGCCGTTTTAGGGCAATGTTCACGGTCATGATGATTTGCTCGACGGGCGAATAGCCGTAAACCTTGTAGCTGCGGTTATTGCGGGAACGGTAAATCAACTCGTCCGCTGTGTAATCGACCGCCGCCATGCCGTGCAATATTTGCTGATACGCCGTATCAGGCGGCAATGGCAGGCGACCTGTATTGTCCAACACGCGCTTAATCGTTGCGCCGTCTATCACTTCAAGGGCGTACAAGTCGCCGCCCAGTGTTTTACGCGGGTAGATACACGGTGCGTCAATGACGAACAGGTCTTCCAACAAGATACGCAGCCAATCAACCCATGTATGCTCTTTGTCAGGCGACTGAAAGAACGCAATGGCTTCATCGACCTTTCGGTCTTTGCGCTGTGATTCGTTGGTCTTAGTTGACTCGACATCGCGCTTTTGAATTGTCCACTTCAAGCCCTCCATTTGGTCTTTACGTTTTTCGATGACCAACCGTAACACGTCGTAGTTATCGGCAAGGGCGCGTAATTGTGCAAAGCCTATTGCCTCACGTTCGCGCGGCTTGGAATGCCCAACGTTGTAAAACGGCTCATAATCGAACCGCCGGCCCTCTGCCTGTTGTGCAACAGGGGCTAAAGGCTCGCCCGCGTCCATCCAAGCATCCGCGTTGCCGGTAAAGGCGTAACGGACACCAGCGGCCACACGGGCAATAAAGCCTTGTGATAAAGGTGTCTTTTTACTCATTTGTTTGCCTCAACCTGCGAACGCAGGTAATCAATCATGCCCGTTCGGGTGTCCAGTAGCTCGCCAAACGCACGGCTCAAACAGTCTATTTGGTCGTCGTGTTGACCATTTGGAAACATCCGCATCTCAGCAATCAGCGCATCTGTGTCCCATGTACCATCATCCAGTACCATCACATTACCGATGTTGACCTGTGCGGCGAACGGTTCGGCGCGCGTTACCTTATCGCCCGATTCAGGACTAGCAGATACAGAAAAACCCGCCAATTGACGGGTTAGATACAGGGTTTGCGATTTGCCTGCCTGACCAGGGTCTTGCGGGATGGATACTTTCGTTTTCACGCCGTCTTTTTGCGCCGTGTTGCGCAATATTCTATCTCGCTCGTCTGCTCCATACTGACCGCGTACAATGTTTGCGATGATGTACCGCCCGTCTTCAGTAACGCCAAGCCTGCCGCCCGCCGTGTAGTCGCCGTCGTTTGCAGTGGACGCCAAGTCCCATCCGCGCACCCATCGGATATTCCCAGCGGGCAGGGCTTTCACAAATTGCAGATTGTCAGGCTTAAACGTACCGCCATCAGGCGGGGCAGGGCGTTGCAAATACTGACCGGCAAACACATACGGCGCGGCTTGCTCCATTCGTCGCAGCGTCTCGATGTCGTGCTTTTCAGGCCACAACGCTGTGCCGTCGTCTTGAATAGCTGGCAAGCAAAGGTGTTCCCACTCTTCGCCGTTGCCTCTATCAAGCAGCCAGCCTGCCAAGTCATTCTCGTGCAACCGTTGCATAATGAGGATAATCGGCGTTTCAGGGCTGTTTTTACGAGATTCCAGCGTGTTTTGAAACCAGTCGATGACGTTCTGCCGTCTAACCTCGCTTCGTGCTTCGTCAGCCTTGTGTGGATCGTCAATAATTATACAATTAGAAACAATAGCTTTACTTTGTGATAAAATAAAATTATGATTATTCCTAATCTCTAAGCAAAAGGTTTTACTTACATGGGCGACTTTACCAACGAACAATGGCTTCCGATTAAAGGGTTTGAAGGCATCTACTCCGTCAGTAGTTTCGGCAGAGTGAAAAGCCATGCGCGAACAATAAACAGAAAGGGCAGTCCTTATCAAATCCCTGAGAAATTCCTCAAGCCCAGCGAAGATAGTAAAGGGTATTTCAGGGTGAACATCTCTTTCCAGTCGAAGATAGTCACAAAATATATTCACCAGCTTGTCTTGGAAACATTCGTCCGCCCGCGTGGAATCGGCGAAGAATGCCGACACCTGAACGGAAACCCCCATGACAACAGACTTGAGAATCTCGCCTATGGTAGCAAATCCGACAATATGCAAGATGCTATTAAGCACGGAACATTCCCGCTTCTCGAACGACGCCCCGGCGCAAAACTTACGCGTAATGACGTTCTCGCCATATTTGCCAGCACCGATGACACCGCAACCCTCTCTAAAAGATTCGGGGTCGGCGGCGGCGTAATCCGGCAAATCAAAACGCGTGAAACATGGCAAAGCGTTACGCAACACCTGCCTGATTCCAACTGGCAGCATAAAAAGAAATACTCGCCAGAAGAAATCAGGATTATCAACGACAGAAGTATAAGCAGGGCTGAAATCGCTGATATGCTGGGAATTTCCATCTACCAAATCAAATACATTAGAAAGAGATACAAGGGTTGAATCTTCCGTTAGGTCGATTACTTCCTTATAACCATCTGCTGTTAACACTTTGTGATTGGCGGTGCATTCAAATACACTGCCATCACTAAGAATCACACTGTAAATGTCGTTTTCAGGATTTATCCAAAACGTATCAATCGGCTGATATTCCGCCAGCCCTGTCTGTTCGTTATACGACAATGCGCAAACCTGCTTCTCAGATTGTTGGATTTCAGAGAAATCAACATCCCCTAAATCAGTAACAACCTTCTGCCAAACAGGGAAACAGCCGCCGAATCCCTCCCGATGTTTACCCGCACCGAAACCTGTAATCGTGCCGCCCGTACCGGTTGCGTACATCACGCCGCCCGCGGTCGTCTTCCAGTGATGACTGCTCTCGCTTGCAAGCTCCACCCCGGGGAATATCGCCCGATACTCTTCATGTTGTAACAAGTTTCGGATTTGCACTGAGTTGTTGACCGCCAACGTAGCAGAATAACTCGCATGGATAAACTCACAATCCGGCACACGCCCCATCGCCCACGCGATGAAGTTCACAACCGCGATTTCCGTTTTCGAGTAGCGCGGCGGAATGTTGATAATCAGGCGTTTTGTTTCGCCGTTAAAAACACGCTCAAGCGCATTGCAGATTAGGGCGTGGTGTCTTGCAACAAGCCACGGATAGCCGCGACGTGCATAAAACATATTCAGCGCAAAGTAATACAAATTGTTCCGCGACGCTAAGCGCAACGCCTCTTGCCTTTGAGCAGCTGTGTATGTCATTTCGCAATTTCTTTCAGTGCTTCCGACAATGCACCCTGTAAATCTTCTTTTGACATCTCAATCTCTTTCGCTTTGGGTGTCATGCTACCGTCTGAAGATACATTATCAACCACTTGCGTCTCACGCCATCCTGCACGGGTCTTCAGGTAAAAAATCGCAGCCGTCAAATTGCCTTCACGCGCCTGCATCAACAAACTTTGAGCGACAGAACCAATAGCTTTTGCCTGCCCTCTTTTATACCTCTCAAGAACTTCGGGTTGTCTTTCACAGGCCGCATGAAATGTATTAAGGGCGATTCCAAAATAGTCCGCCAACTGCGCAAGAGACAGAACAGAACCCAATGCCTCTATTTGGACGATTTGTTCTTCGTTAAATGTAAACGGCGGTCTTCCGCCTTTGTTTTTCCCGCTCATTTCCCAACCGCCTCAATTACCGCGCTGCCGCTGATATAGTGTTCATATTTCGGGTAATGTAACAGCTTCATACACTCTTCCTTTTCTTTCTCGTCCTTGAAAACGATAACGGTGTATATCTCTGCACTATTACGCTCTTTCAATTTCTCGGCGGACTCTTTGCGGTGTTCTTTAATCTCTCGCAGCGCATCTTTAGTTTCCGATATTTCCGTGTTGTCTTGGAACATTTCGCTAAAACGCGCGTCGCCGTCAAACAGTAAATCGACATCAAGCTTATCAAAGCCCATATCGCCGAAATCAACGCCGAAATCTTGGTTTAGCTCTGCCAGTAATTCCGTGTCCCATCCGCCTTGTGCAGACGGGTTATTCAGGAATACCAGCATTTCAAGCTCTTCCTGTTCACTGATATGTACCAGTGCGACATCAAGCTCATAATCGTTTTTGCCGTCTTTGTAATTCTCTAAGCTATCCATCACTCCTAAACGTTGATGGCCGCCTAAGATGTACATCGTGCCATCTTCGCGCCTGTTAACCGTAATAGGCTGAATTAATCCGACCTGACGCATCTTGTCTTTCAGTTTTTTCTTTGCGCCATCCGCGATTACGCGCGGGTTCTTCGGGTGTTCGTGCAACTGGCTACGCAGAACTGTAACCATTTCAAACTTTTGCAATGATGTTTTCTTCATGGTTTAACTCGTAATTTCTGACTGCAGCCTCAATAAATGGATACCACTCCGCCACTTTTGCATAATCTCTTGGATAGTGTTTTTTGAGTAACGCCATTTCAGACGGCTCAAGCGATCGGAAAGAATGCCCTAATACGGTGCTTTCAGGAGATAGCTTCAATTTATGATGCTGGATATAGCGCATCACTTCCGCTTTATTCCAGTGCGCCACCGGGTAAATTCGACCACGTTTATCATCTATGCTGCCACTGTTTTTAATCATGGCTCGACGGACAATGCTATCGGCGATGCGCTCACCGGCTGCAATCCACCACATATCGGACGACAAGCGTAAATACTGATAAACATCCAACGGCTTGACAATAGGGACTGAATAATCGCCTTTTCTGAATAAGCCGTACCGCATCCACTCTGAAATCATAAAATGCGGTATGCGTTCAATTTCAATACCGTATCTCGCCTCGTACCAGCGCAAATTAGCCTCTTGGAAACTCAAACCGGGAACGGAATACATGAACACAACATGAATATGCTTAAAGTAACGGGCGCACAAATCCAGCGTTACGATGCTGTCTTTGCCGCCCGAAAAACAAACAATGCACTTGTTCGAAATCCTGCTTGCCGTCTTAACTGTCTCAAACAGGAGATTAGACATGGTTAACCGCCCTTACCACCACCACTCAAAGCCTTGCGGTTTTGGGCTTGTGCAAATTGACGCTTGCGCGCATTGCCAGCTGCGCCACCGGTACCACCACGAAAACTAGTACCACTACCATTAACTTTTTTAGCCATAATCAGACCTCACAAAAAAACCGCCTTTCGGCGGTCATTAATCATAATTTAAAATCAGGCTCGCACTACCAATGCCCTTTGACTGATCTGCCAACTTATCAGCATACTCAAACCAATCATCATCATCTGACATAAACTCAATTAAATCATCGTCAACGTCAAACAATCTCAATCGCCCATTTACAGGCTTAAGCATCACATCACGCGGGTTTTCTAAAACCCACCCCCAAATGCCATGCTCTACATAATCGCAACAAGACGCCTTTTGGTAATATGGCGTATTAAAGCATTTTTTAATATCAACTAAATCAACGACGCACATCATCACACCGACAGGCAGGCGATGCTCGCCAACCTCTGATGATTTTACCCAAACATCTTTTTCAGATTTTGACGCACAAATCAGTAGCTTGCCTCTGTAATCAGTCTGCCAGCTTCGCAGCTCAATAGTCTTTTCACCATTTGCAATCTGAAACGCAAACGGCTGCTTTACACTTAATGCTTTCATACGTTGCCCGTGTTATACTAGTAACAACATTAAATCATACTTAATACAACTATGCAAGCTAAAAATACAGACTTTTTAAACCTGCTCGCCGCCGCTAAAATTACGCAGGCTGACTTAGCAAAAAAACTCGGCATCACTACGACAGCTATCAGCCGCTGGCACAAAATCGGCGTTCCGCAATACGCGGCCGCCTATCTTGAGTTACTGGCAAAATATAACCGTTTGATGGACAAAATATAAAAGGGATAGCCCCATGCCGATAACGGCAGGGGCTATGTGCAAGAACCGCTTTACAGCCTGTCTTGGCAGGCGACCGTCAGACCGGGCAAACGCGTCTCACTTGCTCCGCGTTTTTTTACAGAGACCAACAAGGAGAGTGGGGCGCGACCCCCTGTTTATTGGAAGCGTCCGCGTCATCTTCCTTAGTGCTTTAAGCACCCTTTCAGCCTTTGCCCGTTACGGCAAACGCCCATAGATACCTGAGACCAACTGGAGAACCCTCCAACCCAAAATCTCAGGCGTTCAGATGGTCTGAAAATTCAAACGCCGCTACCCATACGGGGAGAAGCTCAAATTCAGACGACCTGAAACGAAAAAACCGCCCTGTAAAGGCGGTTTATATAGCTATTTCCAAACTATAGCATAATTGTATCTAAAAGGTTTCACACAGTCAATATGTTAGAACAATTTCATATTAGAAATTTTCTCAGTTTCAACGCCATAGCTGATTTGGTCGCCGCGCACAACAAAGGCGTAGTCCTTAAAGCCCGTATATCCACCATGCTGATTTTTTGCATTAATACGCGCGTTGAAGATATGACCAAAGTAAAACATACGCGTCATGCAATTACCCATTGATGGGTCAATTTTTGCACAAACCGCAATCCACCCTTTACGCGCTGGTGTTGTGTCAACACTGCGAATATTCATAGAATCAGGGTCAACAAGATTATCGACCGCCCATTCTTTTATCGCCTTCTCAAACTGACTAGGCGGCATCGGGTCTGGATATGTCGCAGCCGCTAACTGCTGTTGATTCGGCTCAATCGCCGCCGCGCATCCTGCCAAACCAGCAGCGACAACGACGGCAAGAATCAGATTCTTCATTTTTTCATCCTTTTTTTGTGTAGTAATGTGGGTTATGAAATTATGCCACAGCGTTTAAACTCGTCATAGAGTTTTATTTGCGCGGTCTCTTCTAATCGAGCGATGATTTGACTGACTTTTTTTTGTTGCCGCCATACTGTTGCTTTTGACACATCATACCTGTCCATAATATTTGTCTGTTTTGGGCATCCCGTGAACAGATTAGACAATATCGCGTCACAAAGTAACAGATTCACGCCGTTGTTTTGCTCCTCGATGTATGCTGTCAGGTCGATAATACCGCTCAAATCCGCACTGTATTTGCACTCTACCGCCGCCAACTCGTAGCGGTTCAATATGCGCTCGATACGGCTGATAATCATCGCGGCGTTTGCGTGCGTTTCGGCTTGCGTTAATTCTCCACCGCCGCCCATCACGCCCTTGCTTTCGCACCATGCGCAGACTGACGCCGTGTTGTTTAACGGCTCCATTCGCACACCTTGAATTTTATAAGCATCCCGTAAGACTTGTTCCACGTTTTTATACATCAAAACTCCCAAATTATGCCAAATTCCCCTGCCGCCCACGATTGCAGGCGGTTTTGATAGTCCGTCATCTCAGCCGTATTAAGCGTTGTCGTGCTTATCGGTGTTTTGACTTCTGTCCCGTCAGGCATGGCTTTAATATCAAATCCAAGCAACACGCCCTTGCAGTATTCATGCCACGTTTCCGCGCTGTACCGTCTGCCGTTGACCCACGCTTTATCCGCCATCTCCCCGTAGATTTTCCAAAGGCGGCGGTTTTGCTCGATGCTGCGTTTGGATTTGTGCGGCCGGATCGTGATGTCTAAATTGCCGTTTTCAAACCACCCGTTCAGGTTGTCCCAAATCGACCGCATGACGCCGCGCGCATTTTGCGGAGTCAGTGTGAATTTCGCTTCGTTCATTTCAGACGACCTTTCACGCTGATAATCCCCAATTCTTCAAGGCGGCGCATGGTGCGGAACTGCGACCGCCGCATATAAAACTCCTTGTCCTCGCGGCTCAATCGGATATGCGACCGACCATCTATCACGTCATGACAGGAGCTACACCCGAAGCCGCCGCTCAAGTCATCGCTTTTCAGCCCCATGCCGTGCGTCTCGCTTGGGAAATGGCAAAAGACAACGGTTTCGGGGTTGTAATTGCACACCCCCGCGATGTTGAGTGTGCATTGCTCGCCTTTGGCGGCGTTGCGTATTGCGCTCATTCCAACTCCTCAACCTTTACCACCAAGCCGCCGCCTGCGACCGGCTCATTGCTATACTCGGCGACAATGCGTCTGACCTGATTGTCGTTTTTGTAGGCTGCGCCCTGTAATGCGTCCAAACAGACTTTCAGGCAGTTATCCAAATCCAAACAGACTTTGCTCGCCGCCCCGTCCTTGTTCGCCTTTGGGATTAACTGGACTGTCAGGCTTACCGCCTTACCGGTCGGCTTAATACCGTTTTCAGCGGCGATGGCGGCAACCCGCGCCTTGTATGCCACCGCCTCTTTGCTCACGATTTGACGGTTTCTGAACGTCCGCCAATATCGATTTGTACTGATGGGGTAGGGTAGACTTAAAACTGCCATTTCAGCCCCAATTCTTCGTAAACTCGTTTAGCCGCGCCTGTGTTCCAATACGCGGGGCTTAAAAGCGGGAATGCCTGATTTGCCATTTGTGCCGCTTCGCGCATCAAGACACCCACATCGGGAGCGGACTTTTCTCGCAGCTCTTGGCGTTTTTGTTTCAGTGCTTCTTTGTTTTTCTCGCGGTAATACTTAGCCTCAATGCTGACGCACACCTTGCATTTGGACTTAAACGTACTGTTCCCATAGGCATCCAAGCCGCTTTTATGAAACTCGCTCAACGGCTTTTCTTTGCCGCACCTGATACAAACTTTCGTCATTTTTGCGTTCTCCATTTTTCAAATTCGTTTTTCCGTTTTGCCATCGTTGCCGTCGGCGCGGCTTCAAACTTGCCTTTGTCACACTCATAGCCACCGAAGTAATATTTCGACCGCTCTTCAGCATTCCGCGCCTTTGTGCATTTCGCAAACCCGCGCATCGTGCTTTCTGATTCGGCTTTAAAATCTGCGTGCAGGCAGTGGTAGCAGGTTTCACGCACGATAGCTGCCCCAGTCAAAACTCAAAATTTCACCACCATCCTCTTTGACACGATCCGAAATGCGCTTACCCACTGCCTGCACAAAACCAGAAACATCCAAATTTGAAATTAAAACCGTGGGTTTCATTTGCTGGTACCGCTCATTGAACACATCAAACAGCGCGCGGCTTTCCGCATCTGTCCCGCTCTGCATCCCCACTTCGTCGATAATCAGTAAATCGTAACCGGCAAAATCAGAAATTACTTGGGACTCGGTAACGTCGCTGCCGTAAGACTTGGACTCTCGAACCATTCGATTTAATTCTGCTACACTGGTAAATCTCGCCGTCTTATTCAGGTTTTTCAGCAAGTGGTTCCCGATTGCGCAAGCAAGATGGGTTTTCCCCGTTCCAGCGTTTCCAAGTAGCGCAAGGCAACGCCCTGAGTGCTTCCCTCCAAACTCAACTGCATACGCCTTGATTCTCTCTACGACGTAGCTTTGTGCTTCATTTCCCTCATCGACCATGTAGCCTTTTACCGTCTTGCTGATAAAGCGCGGCGGGATTTTTGATGCGCCAATCCGCCCTTCAATTTGTTTTTGCAAGGCTGCCTGTCTTTCTGCTGCGACTTTCTCAATTTCCTTCTGTTTTCTTTCTGCCTCTGCCTCTTCGGCGCACTTTGGGCAGCCTTTTGTGTAAGCCTTGAAAACCTGCTCAAGGTAATCTAAACCGTGCTTTTCACAATGCTTTTCAGTTTCTGAAATTGGTTTAAAAAATGGGTGGGTCTTCAAAAGTTGGTCTAAATTTTCCATGTCAAAGCACATCCTTCGCCAAGTAAGCCCCGCCTTTCATCGGCACGGGAATATCGTTGATTGAATTTTGTTTAACTGCTCTACCAGCGTTACCGAAAGTTTTGTTTTTCAGCCATTCAGCCCTGAAACTGCCCCAGCCGTTGCCGATGGCGTATTCCACTGCTTGCGCCGCAGTCATCCCGCATTTTTCCGCGTCTGCTGCAATCAGGCGCATAGCCGTTTCTGTCAGCGGCTGCCGTTTTGCTTTGCGGATTGTCAAAAAGTCTTCAGCGATTTGCCCTGTTATTCCATGCTCCGACAGCAGTGCCAAATCAGCTTCGTGTTTGGTCGGTTTTTTCGCTGTTTCCTCGCGCGCTGTATTAATATCTACGTTAGTAGATATTTGTTTTTTGTATTTTGTATTTATGTGACCCCCCATTTTCGGGGGTGGTGTTACCCCATTTTTCGGGGGTGGTGTTACCCCTTTTTTTGGGGGTACCCCGTTTTCAGGGGGTACCCCATTTTTCGGGGGTGGTGTTACCCCTTTTTTGGGGTCTGAAATTAAAAAATATTCGTTCGGTAAACCGATTCTGCTTTGTTTGCCAATCAGTCCTAAATCGACCAACTCGTTAATGGCTTTCTGAACCGTTTCTTCTTTCTTGATTCCTGTGTATTTTTGAATCTGCGAAATTGATAGGCTGTCATGTGTTTTCTGCCAGCCTCTTGTTTTTCTGACAATCAAGATGTAGCATTTAAGGGCGTTCCCGCTCATCTGCGACAGGTATTCATCGATAACCGAGTTTGCAATCTGAAAACTGTTTGGGATAAATTCATTCATGGTTCAATTCCTGACCTGGCTATTGAGTAATGGGCGACCGGATTTTTACAGTTACCGACCTTGAATTTCGGCTTGTTGAAAACAAAACCCCTGCTTTCCAAGTCGATAATCCGAGAGCATAACTGCGTGATATTCAAATGTTTTGCCGCTTCCAAAGACGTGATATGTCCGTTTGCGCGGATGTAATCGACAATCTTCTTGCATTGCGTTTGTTTTTGGTTCAT